GCTTACGGCGGAAAATGCCTATATACGTCCTTATGGCGCGGTGTATAAACGTGGAGGAACCTTGTACTGTGGAAAGACAAAAAATGAAAAAGTAATTCTAAAAGAATTTACAACAATAGACAGTTCATTCATGCTTGAAATGGGAGACAGATATATACGAATTTGGAAAGGAAACAGATATACAGGAGTAGAACTTGTCACACCATTTGCAGAAGATGAACTGAAAGAATTAAGAACATGCCAGTCTGCCGATGTGATGTTTATTGCATCAGGAAAACATCCGATACAGAAACTGTCAAGATACAGCGACACCAACTGGACAATCGGAGACTATGAAATAAAAAAGCCATACTTCGATATTTCCCTTTCAACAGAAATGGAAGGGAAAGTAGATACATCGTACAATTCTGCAGGAACATACACCTTCAATTGTAAAAAAGACGGCACATATACAGTAACAATAGCGGGCGGCGGCGGTGGCGGAGCTGGCGGGAAACACATAAAGGTGTTTAATAATAAATACATAAAAGGCGGTGACGGCGGCAGAGGTGCCCTTATAACGCAAAGAATAGATCTGAAAAAAGATAACTCTTATACAATAGTCGTGGGAGCCGGCGGAAACGGCGGTAAAGGAACCGATGGCGGGCCCGGAACAGATGGAACCCAGTCCTCTTTTAACGGAATTACCGCAGAAGGCGGAAAGCATGGTCACGAAGAAATAAACGGCGCAAACATGGGTAATGGAGGTGCCGGTGGCATAGGTGGAACAGGGAAAGAAAACGGATCTCCCGGAAGTCCTGGATGGGTAAACATAAAACTGGAAGCCGATCTGTCAATAGTGCCATCGGGGAAAACAGGAACCGTTAAACTATATGCAAGCAAAAACTACTTTTCAGAAAACATGATCGGCGCCTATGTACAGATCAACCAGGAAGTAGACTCGCAGACCGTGACACAAAACGGCGGCGGAACATCGGGAGAAGTACTCTGTGGAAAATCATGGAAGATCATTACCCATGGTACATGGACAGGAACCGTGACAGTACAGAAAAGCACAAATAATGGTCCGTGGAAAGACTACAGGGCATATAAATCGAACGATGACTTCAATGCATCGGAATCCGGAACGGTAGAAGAATACACAAGACTAAGAGTGGTATCTACAGCAGGAAATACAGACCTCACCGCACTACCATATACACACGTAGGAATGGTAAGAATCACCGGTTACATCTCTCCATTGGAAGTCAATGCGGAAGTCATAGATCCCCTTGCAAATACAAACCCGGCGGATTACGTTTGTTTAAACGCATGGAATGACCAATTCGGATATCCGTCGGCTATAGGTTTCTTTCAAGACAGACTATGTGTAGCCGCCACAAAAAAACAGCCGTATATGCTGTGGCTCTCAAGAAGCGGGGACTATAATAACTTCTCTGTAGAAAAAGCATCCGGAACCGTCACGGATGATTCGGCGGTAGCCTTGGCGTTTATTACTAGAAAACAACAGACCATAGAGCACCTTGTGCCGGAATCAGATTTAGTCATAATGACAGGCGGAAACGAATGGATCCTTTCCGGCGGAACAGCGGTCACGCCAACAAAAGCAAACCCCAAAATGCAGACATCCAGGGGCACAACGAATGTCATTCCCTTATCAATAGGTGGGCGGGTCATCTTCGTGCAGCACAGAGGAAAAACCGTGAGAGATATGCAGTATCGTTTTGAATCAGACTCCTACGATGGGGCAGATCTAACACTCTTGGCAAAACACATTACAAAAAACACAACCATAGAAGATATGGCCTACATGCAGGAACCGGACTCAAAACTGTACTTTGTCCTTTCAGATGGCACGATGGCTTGTCTTTCCTACATACAAGACCAAAAAGTATATGCCTGGTCAAGAATAAAAACAGAAGGAAAAGTCATGGCAGTCTGCAATGTGGAAAATCAAAACGAAGATAACGTGTACATCGCGGTAAAAAGGGGAAATCAAACATACATAGAAGAACTATGTAACAACAAGGAAACAGAAAATCCCAAAGACTATATCATGCTGGACGCTTCGGTGAAGATAACAGAAACCACGGCAAAAGGATCTGTCCCTCATTTGCCCAATGCCAAAATAGGGGTCTTGGCGGATGGAAGGTACTATGAAAAAATCCAAACGGACGAAGGCGGCAATTTCACACTTCCGCAGGAGGCATCCTATATCATCGCAGGACTGCCCTATACAATGACGGTAGAACTTCCAAACCTGGAAATAAACACCAAAACAGGAACCATCCAAGGGCGGAAAAAGAAAGTCTCCGCCGTCACGCTGAGACTGAATCATTCCCTTGGCGGACGGGTGGGGATAGAAAAAACAAATACATTACCTATCAAATACGATGAATTTTCGGAACAAGATGTTGTTCTGTACAGCGGAGATAAACACATCACCATGCCGAACAGAGGATTTGAACTCACAGGGAGAACAGTCATCACATCAGATGAACCATACCCGTTTAACCTGTCGGCCGTTGTAAGAGAGGTAGAACTCGATGGATAACTACGGAAAAATCACCATAGAAAAAATAAAAGAACAAGATGTTCCTTGGCTGACAAAATACATCTTTGAAAACATGAGACCTATGGATAAAAAAGAAATCACCGCCATTTGTGATCATGGAGAAGAAGCCGTGAGACAATCCATTATTTTATCCGATGAAGCCTATGTGGCCAAGAACGGAGAACCTGTAATGATATTCGGTTTCGTGAAAAAATCATATTGCATATGGGCATTAGGAACCGTCCTTGTAGATCTGTACCATAAAGAACTTGTGAAAATAGGACTGCAGTACATCAACGACTGTAAAGAAAAATATGGATACATGACAAACTGGATCCATGAGGACAATACAAAAGCGCTCCGATACATTAAACGTGCCGGGGCGCTTTTTACAGATACATGCAAAACAGAAAAAGGAGATATTTTTGTGAGATTTGAAATAGGAGGGAAATAATGTGCAGTGTAATGGGCGCTATGATGGGGCTGCAGCTTATATCGGGGATTAATCAGAACAGGCAGATAAAACAGCAGACCGCAGCGCAGGTGTCTGCATATAACGCGCAGGCACAGGCGGCAGATCAGAATGCAAGAATAATGGACCGGCAAAGAGAACAGATTGCGGAAAACTACGCACAGCAGCAGGAAAAGCTGAACAGTAAAAGAAGACTCATTTTGGGGCAGCAAGCGGCATCTGCAGGAGCATCAGGACTGGATAATATAGGAAGCGTTCTTGACGCAAACAGCGCAGCCATAAGCGAATACAGACAAGACAGTATGAATCTTTTAGGGAACCAGAGAAATGACACTTTGAACGCCTACACGAACCAAGTCAATTATGAGAACCATGCAAACGCCGCAAGAGCCTCCGCGGCGAACGCAAAAGCACAGGGGAAATCCCAAAGATTGGCAAACTTCATTTCAACTGCCGCGGGGATGTTTGGGACGTATAAACAATTCGCAGGAGCAAGCCTGCCGAAACCTGCAGGAATGAAGATGAGAACCGGATTTGAAGGGAGCCTTTCCGGCGGAAATCTGACCTATACCACTCCTGCTCCAATGTACACAAGAAATGCCATGAATACAGGATTTATCCCAAAAGTAGGGCTGACACAGACGAAAGACATCATAGGGCAAGGCATAGGAAAACACTATGATCCGTGGCGTTCAATCTGGAGGAAATAATGAAACTCACACAATACGACTCAACAATAAATAGAAACCTCTCAAACGCAAAAATAAACCCCATCACCGACCCCAATGCCTATGGCGCGAACGTAACAGGAACAGAAGCATTGGGGAATGCTTTAGGGCAGGTAATTGATGCAAGAACAAAAGCGTGGATGAAAGACCAAAATGACAGAGTCGTTGACGCGACAAACGAATATAACCGGCAGATTAATTCCCTTTTATATGACGAAAAAAACGGATTGACAAATACCATGCAGGGGAAAAATGCCGAAGGACTCCAAGCAGCTTATCAGCAGAATGAAGAGAAGATCCGCCAGCAGATTATGAGACAATACGGAATAAGTTCAGAATATGCCAATAGAGCCTTCCGTAACCAGGTAGAAACGTCAATCACTTCTAACTTAGACAGCATAGACAAATTCCAAAGAAAAGAATTTCTCTCTTACGCAAGCAATCAGATGACAGAAATGAATGAAAACGCCATCAACTCGATTGTGAGAAGTCCGGACAGTTTTGAATCAGTTTATGGAAATATGGAGACAACATCAAGAGCCATCATGGCCGGAACAGGAATGGACGAAAAATCCATAGACATTAAACAAAGAGCTATCCTGGATCATACAGCGGAAACCGTCCTCTCCACATTAGCCGCATCCAATGACTATGAACGGGGAAATACACTCATAGGACAATTGAGGGCAAGAGGCGGGAATGAAGTTATTTTAAAGAAATACGAAACATTATTTACAGGTAAAAAAGTAGCAAAGACCACAAAAGACAGCGCGGAAACATGGCTGAATAACCATCCGGAAATGATGGGAAAATCAAAAGAAGAAGTATGGGAAGCCTACAGAAAAGAAAATCCGTTGTCTTTCGGGAAAGATATAAAGGGCATTGCTACCGGGAATGAATCCTATGATAAATGGGATTCATTTTTTAGAAAAGCACAAAAAGAAACAGGGCTTTCCGATGAACAGATAA